GAGGAGGCCCCGGGGCTGATGGCGCGCGCGACGCTGGCCGCCGCCGACCTCGACGTGCAGCGGATCGTGCCGAAGATGCAGCGCGGCGACCTGTCGAAAATGTCGATCGCGTTTCGCGCCATCCGCCAGGAGTGGGACGAGGAGTACACGTACCGGAAAATCCTCGAGGCGCGGCTATTCGACGTCTCGATCGTGACCTTCCCGGCGAATCCGAACACCTGGGCGACGATGCGGGATGCGGACCTCGTGCTGCAGCTGGCCGATCTCGACCCTGCGGAGCTGCTCACGCAGGTCCGCTCGGGCCGGAGCCCGCTCACGCGTGAGGTCGCCGAGCGCGCGAGTGCGGTCCTGGAGTCGATCACCCGGGTCTGGGTCAAGGAAGAAGGCGAGTCCGACGCCGAAGAGGCTGGCGATGCCGACCGGGCCGGCGGCGATGACGCTGGCGAGCGTGACACGGCATCCACGATGAGCATCGACACGGCCCACCGGATGCTCGAGCTCACAAAGCTCGGGGGCCGGTAGCCACGCCGGAGCCGAGTCGGTTCAGCCCGGAGCTCCCATGGGAGCCACCACCCGGACCGACGAGCTGCCACCACCTGGCGACGGGCACACGAACCGACGTACAGGAGGACGACATGGAGATGATCCTGAAGGCGCTCCGTGAACGGCGTGAGGCCATGGTGGCACTCGCCGAGGAGCTGCTCGCCAAGCCCGAGGCCGAGGAGCGAACCCAGCTCAGCGAGGACGAGCAGCGCCGCTGGGACGAGCTGAAGGGCGAGATCGACCAGATCGACGAGCGGGTCGGTGAGCTCGTCGAGATGCAGGAGCGGTCCAAGACCGCCGCCGAGGCCGCTCGGAAGGTCGCCAACGCATCGCCGGTCCAGGTGGTGCGTGAGCCGAAGACCTACGACCGCGGGGCGCGGCACTCGTTCTTCGGCGACGTGTTCCGCGCGAGCCGCACCGGCGACATGGTCGCGCAGGAGCGGCTGCGTCGCCACGCGCGGGAGCAGGCAGAGGAGATCGAGCGTCGGAAGACCGCCTACGAGCGCGAGCTCGAGGACTGGGCCGAGGAGCTCGGCGGGCCCGAGGTCCAGGTCATCCGGATGGCACGGCCCGGCTCGAGTGAGCGCGTCAAGCTCTCGCGAGCCCGCTACGACATGGAGATGCGGGACCTGTCTCGCACCGACGGCGTCGGCGGGGAATTCGTGCCCCCGCTGTGGTTGGTCGATGAGTACGTCGCGGTCGCGCGGGCGGCCCGGGTGTTCGCCGATGCGTGGAACACGCGGCCGCTGCCTCCGGGGACGGACTCGATCAACATCCCGAAGGTCGCCACGGGCGGCGCGGTCGCGGCCCAAGCCGACAACGCGACCGTCCAGGAGACGGACCCGACCACGACCTCGATCCAGGCGAACGTGAAGACGATCGCCGGGCAGGTGGACATCGCGATCCAGCTGCTCGAGCAGTCGCCGATCGCCTTCGACGAGGTCGTGTTCTCGGACCTGATCGCGGCCTACAACGCCGAGCTCGACGCCCAGCTGATCAACGGCTCGGGCGCTGGCGCGAACCTGCAGGGCGTGCTCGGCCTCGCGGGGATCAACGCGGTGCCGTACACCGACGCGACCCCCACGGTCGGCGAGCTCTACCCGAAGGTGGCAGACGCGGCGAACCAGGCGGCCAACGGCCGCAAGCTCCCGGCCACGGCGATCTTCATGCACTCGCGGCGGTGGTACTGGCACACGGCGGCGCTGGACTCGCAGGGCCGTCCCCTGGTCGTGCCGCTCGCGGCGCAGAACCCGATCGCCTCGATCGACGACGTCCTGGCCGAGGGTCCCGTCGGGGTCCTGCAGGGCCTCCCGGTCCTGATGGACCAGAACATCCCGACGAACCTCGGCGCGGGCACCAACGAGGACCGGGTCATCGCGTGTCGCCCGAGCGACTTCTGGCTGTGGGAGTCGTTCCTTCGGACGCGGGTCCTGAACGAGGTCGGGTCGGGCACGCTCACGGTCCGGCTGCAGCTCTACAACTACGCGGCCGCGACCGCGGCCCGGTATCCCGCGGGGATTTCCGTGATCTCCGGGACCGGGCTCGTGACCCCGACCTTCTGATCGGGGCTGCATAGGTGGCCCTGGGCCGGAGCGTCGGCACGAGCCCCGACGCTCCGGCCTGGGCCCGACTTGGGAAGGAGAATTGCATGGCGCGGGAGCAGACGGCGAAGGAGCGGACGAAGTCCTACATCGCCGCACTGGAGCGCGAGGCAGAAGGCTACGAGGCCAAGGTGCGCGGGGCGAAGGAGACGGGCGACAAGACGGCCCAGGCGCTGTACGAGAGCCGGTTGAAGCAGGTCCAGACCGAGATCGCCCGGGCGAAGAAGGAGGGCCAGACGCCCGTCACCACCGACGAGGTTGAGGCCGACAACCGCCCCGAGGAGGAGCAGGAGGAGGAGTGACCGTGACCGACGGCAAGCCGGAGCGGGTGGCGGTCGCGCGCGAGCGCCGCGACGCGGCGCAGCTCCGCGTCGAACGGGCCGTCAAGCAGGCACCCGAGAGGCGCGGCGGCGAGTCCCCTCGGAGCGCGCCGAGCCGGAAAGGACGGAACGCATGGCGCTGATCCTCCGCAAGAAGAAGGACGGCTCGGTCCACGTCGACGGGCCGGCGCCCGACTATCACGAGTTCTCCACTCGGATGCTCGGGCGCATCGTGGCCGACGGCCTCGGGGACGTGGTCGTCACGCTGCACACGGCCGACGGTGACGTCTGCTACGAGCTCGAGCGGCCGATACTCGCGAACGAGGCGGACGAGACGAGCTCGGTTGTCTCCTACGCGGTCCGGCGCGTTGGCGCGAAGAAGGGGGCGAAGTCGTGAGCGGGTCGAACTTCGTCTTCAACATCGCCAAGGGCGCCGTCGCCGAGAAGGTGCGCGACGGCGCGAACATCCAGATCCTCGCGCTCGCGGCCTCCGGGCTTGAGGCCGACTCCGTCCTGATCGACGTGGACACGGTCTCGGCGCTCGTCGCCGGGACCACGAACGAGGTCACGAACTCGGGCTACGCGCGCAAGTCGATCTCGAACGCCTCGATCACCCTTCTCGTCGACGACACGAACGACCGCGTCGACGTCGACGTCGCCGACCAGACGTGGGCGGGGATCGCAGCCGGGGACAACTGGGCGAAGCTCGTTGTCTGCGAGGACGTCGGCGGTGCCGACACCTCGCGCGTCCCGCTCACGGCGCACTCGTTCGACGTGACCACCGACGGCACCGACATCGTCGCGCAGATCGCGAACTTCTTCCGGGCCAGCTAGGAGCTGACCCGTGGCGTGGTCCGCCGGCGGTGGCAGGGGCGGGAACGGGAACAAGACCAGCAGCTCGACGCTCGCAGTCACACCCTCGTCCTCCGTCGCCGTCGGCCGGATCCTGATCCTCGGCATCTCGGCGGACAACACCGGCACGGCCGACACCGAGTCCGACGAGATCGCCTCCATCACCGACGACGTCGGCAATACCTACACCAGGCTGCGAGGCAGGACCAACGGCTCCCCGGGTGCGGGTGCGGGCGCGATGGTCGCGCTCTGGGCGACGAAGATCACCACCCAGCTGCAATCCACGAGCACGATCACGATCACGTTCACCGCTGCCCGCAGTGCGAAGACCGTCGAGCTCTACGTCTTCGATGTTGCGGCGGGCAAGACCTTCGAGGTCCTCAACTCCGCGAGCGGCGAGGCGAACGGGGCGACCGGGCCGTCCAAGACGATCTCGGGGGTTCCGAACGACGGGGCGTCGCGGCTGTGGCTCGGCTTCGACGCCTGCGAGAACAACGCCGCGATCACCGGTGACGCCGACTACACGGCCATCTTCGCCCGCAACACGAGCGGCGGCAGCGCCGCATCGAACATCGCTCAGGGCGGCGGCTATCGCATCTCGACGACACTCACATCCGACACCCACCAGTCCTCGGGTGGCGCGAACGACTGGGCGGGGGTCATGGTCGTCTTGGACGAGGTCGCGGCCTCGCAGAACGTCCCGGTCACGACGGCCGCCGAGACCGACACGGCCCCAGCCGTCGGTCGCTCGAAACAGCTAGCGGCCGCGACCGCCACCGGAACGGATGCGACGCAGGTCCTCGGCCGAGCCAAGCAGATCGCGGCGTCGAGCGCCACCGAGACCGACGCGGCGCAGGCGTTCGGGCGCCAGAAGGCCCACGCCCTTGGGACGGCCACCGAGACCGACGCGGCTCCCACGATAACCCGCCAGGGCGGCCAGACCGTTGTGGTCGGGAC